GACCTTCGCCGCATGCTCGGGTTCGGTGAACGCCCGGCGATGTCGCCCGCCGAGGCTGCCGACGCCGCGCAGATGTACGTCCGCGCGCAGGCCCCGGCTCCGTTCGCGCCGAACGCCCCGCCGCCTCCTCCGCCCGCGCCGCCGCCCGCGGCCCCGCCACGTCCCGCCGCCCCGCCCCGCCCGCGCCTGCCGGTGATGCGTGGCCTGCCGACGAACGAGGCAGACTTCGTGCCGCCGCGCGTCGATACGTTCGGCGGCGTGACGCCGGCGGACATGGCGGCGATGGCCGCACCCGCGCCCGCACCCGCACCCGCGATGCCCCCGGCGGCGGACCCCATCGGGCCGCCGCCGGCGCGCCCGGTCACAGACTGGAATCGCAAGTCGCCAATCGATCTGGCTTGGGCGCTACGCCAATCCGACGAGCGGTTCGCGCGCAGCACCGGTTCTTCGCGCATGTCTCCATGGCCGCGATGATCTCGATCGCCACCGTCCTGCGCTCCGGCGGCGACTACCGCGCCGAGCATGTCCGCGCCCTGGCAGACATGTGCCGCCGGTTCGCGCCGGAGCATCGCTTCGTCTGCCTGACCGACCAGTGCTACGCCTTCGCTCACAGCTGGGACATCGACGCGCGACCGCTGAAGCACGACTGGGCGGGCTGGTGGGCCAAGATGGAGCTGTTCACGTTGCCCGGTCCCGTTCTGTTCTTCGACCTCGACACCGTTCTGCGCCGCGATATCACGCCGCTGGTCGAGCTGGTCCGCGACGAGGAGTTCGTCATCCTGCGCGACTTCTACCGCGGGCGGACCAACCGCCATGCGATGCAGTCCTCGATGATGTGGTGGAACGGCGACCAGTCGCGGCTCACGGCCCGCTTCGCTGCCGACCCGCGCTTCTACCTCGGCGGCGACCAGGAGTGGCTGGAGCAGCACTACGACCGCCCGGCGACCTACTGGCAGGACGTGTGCCCGAAGGCCATCGGCTCCTTCAAGGCGAGCCCGCGCACCGAGCAGGAGCGGGTCATCATCTTCCACGGCCAGCCGCGCCCGTGGCAGCAGACCGAGGTCGAGTACCATGCAGCGGCGTGAAGGCTGGCTCGTCCCCGACGAGGACCAAGTCGCGTTGGAGATCATCCTGCGCGAGGTCGAGGATCTCGACACCGACATCCTGCCGCGCACCGATGGCAGGCGCACCGTCGTGCAGGCCGGTGGCAACATCGGCATCTGGCCGGTCGCGCTCGCCCGGCACTTCGACTGCGTCGTGACCGCCGAGCCCGACGAGTTCAACCACGCCGCGCTGATGGCGAACCTCGATGAGCGCCTGCGGGGCGCTGACCGGGCGCGGGTCATGGCCTATCGCGGCGCATTCGGCGCGCGGCCCGGCACCGGCGCGATGGACCGCTTCGACCCGCACAACGTCGGCGCGCACAGGGTAAAGGACGGCTCCGAATTCTCGATCATGCGGATCGACAGCCTCGACATCGACGACTGCGACCTGCTCTGCCTCGACGTGGAGGGTTACGAGCACGCCGCGGTTCTCGGCGCGGAGCGGACGATCAAGCACTCCTGGCCGACCATCGTGCTGGAGCTGAAGGGCCTCGGTGAGCGGTACGGCGCCACCGACGTTGACACCATCACCATGCTGGCCGATTGGGGCTACATGATCGCGGGCCATGTCCACCGCGACGTCATCTTCCGAAGGAGGCCGTGATGGCCGATCCAATCCGCATCGCTGCTGCATTGGAAGCCTACGAAAGGCAGGCAAACCAAGCGGCCAACATGTTCGCAGATGACGATGGCGCAGGATTCCCGATGCAGCCACCATCAATCGTCGGCAACATGACGCCATACGAAGCGTTGAGACTTGGCCGCTTCAACGCGCCGCTCAATCGGGAAAGCGTCGGCATCGGTCCATTTAGCGGCATGGGCGTCTTTTCGCCGCAGACGCAAGATCCAGGAGTTTCCCCGGAGGCCGAATGGCGGCAGAAGGGCATGGGTGCAAACTTCGGGGGAGAGGGCTATTCTCTCGGCATCAATCTGGTCGGCAATTCCATGGTGCCGAAAGATCAGATGGCTCGCAGCTACAGCGCCGGTGTGGGGCCATTCTCGGCCATGTACGCTCCGATCAACACGCCATTCGGAAAGGGCAGCGTGAAGAGCGGAGGCGTCGATGTCGGGCCGCTGTCAGTTCAAGCCATTCGCTCTTCCATGCCGTTTCAGAAGCCGACGACCTCCTATGAAGCAAGGGGCGCATTCGGTGACCTGACGCTGCAGGGGGCAGTGGAGCCACGCGGAGCTGCCACGCTTGGGGCGGAGATGCCGCTTGGCAGCGGGACGCTGTCGTTCGCCGGATCACGCGGCCCCAAGTACGAAGGCGACCGCGACTACAACGCAATGCTCCGATACAATCTCCGCTTCTGAACGGGTGACACATGGCCGACGTGCAGCCGACAGGCGTCCAGAAGTATCTGCAAGCGATCTCGACCTACGAGAACGAGTTCACCCGCTGGGAGAAGCGCTGCACCAAGATCATCAAGCGCTACCGCGACGACACGCGCACGCAGTCAGGCAACGAGACGGTCAAGTTCAACATCCTCTGGTCGAACGTCCAGACGCTGATCCCGGCGGTCTACGCCAAGCTGCCGAAGGCCTCGGCCAAGCGGCGCTTCGGCGACCGCGACCAGATCGGGCGCGTGGCGGCGCAGCTGATCGAGCGCGCGCTGGACTATGAGATCGAGCACTACCCCGACTTCCGCGCCACGATGAAGTACGCCGTCGAGGACCGCTTCCTCGGCGGGCGCGGCGTCGCGTGGGTGCGCTACGAGCCGCATGTCCGCGCGCAGGAACTGGCGCTGCCCGAGGATGGCGCGCAGGTCACCGAGGACGTGGACGAGGACGGCAACCTCCCCGAGGGCGCGGAGATGCCCGAGGAGATCGAGTACGAGTGCGCGCCGGTGGACTACGTCCATTGGAAGGACTTCGGCCACTCCTCGGCCAGGACATGGGAAGAGGTCACGCAGGTCTGGCGCTGGGTCTACATGACCCGCGAGGCGCTGGTGGAGCGCTTCGGCGAGGACATGGGCAGCAAGATCCCGCTCGACAGCGGCCCCGACAACCTCGACGGCCCGAACCGCAAGCGCGAAGGCACGCGCGCGAAGATCTGCGAACTGTGGTGCAAGGAGACCCAGAAGGTCTACTGGCTGCACAAGGGCATGGGTCAGTTCGTGGACGAGCGCGACGACCCGCTCGGGCTGGAAGGGTTCTATCCCTGCCCGAAGCCGCTCTACGCGACGACGACCTCGGACAGCCTCGTCCCGGTGCCGGACTTCCTGCTGTATCAGGATCAGGCCAACGAACTGGACATCCTCTCCGACCGCATCGACGGGCTGGTGAAGGCGCTGCGGATGCGCGGCGTCTATGATGCCTCGCAGCCCGCGCTCCAGCGCCTCCTGACCGAGGGCGACAACAACACGCTGATCCCGGTCGATAAATGGATGGCGTTCGGCGAGAAGGGCGGGCTGAAGGGTAGCATCGACCTCCTGCCGCTCGACACCCTCGCGCAGGCGCTGATCCAATGCTACGGCGCGCGCGAGCAGATCAAGTCGCAGATCTACGAGATCACCGGCATCTCGGACATCATCCGAGGCCAGACCGCCGCGAGCGAGACCGCGACGGCGCAGCAGATCAAGGGACAGTACGCCGGCCTGCGGTTGCGGTCGATGCAGGAAGAGGTCGCGCTGTTCGCCTCCGAACTGATCCGCCTCAAGGCGCAGATCATCGCGACCAAGTTCCAGCCGCAGACGATCCTCGCCTACGCCGCCGCGCAGCAGATGTCGCCCGAGGACCAGCAGCTGATCCCCCAGGCGCTGCAGGTGCTGGCCGACAAGCCGCTGCGGAACTTCCGCATCGAGGTCGCGTCCGACAGCCTCGTCCAGATCGACGAGCAGCAGAACAAGCAGGACCGGCTGGAGTTCGTGCAGGCCTATGGCGGCTTCCTCGAGCGCGCGCTGCCGGTCGTGCAGCAGGCCCCGCAGGCCGCCGGCATCGTCATCGAGCTGATGAAGTACGGGATCGGCGCGTTCAAGCAGGCCGAACCGCTGGAAGGCACCCTCGATCGGATGCTGGAGGAGATCACCGCCCAGCAGCAGGCGCAGGCCGCCGCGCCGCCGCAGCCCGATCCCGAGCAGATGAAGGCGCAGGCCGACACCGCCATCGCGCAGCAGAAGGCGCAGTTCGACGCCCAGATGATGCAGGCCAAGCTGCAGGCCGACATGCAGATCGAGCAGATGAAGGCGCAGGCCGCGGCCGCGCTTGAAGAGCAGCGTCAGCGTTTCGAGGCCGCGCTCAAGAGCGAGGAACTGGCCCAGAAGGTCGCGCTGGAGCAGGAGAAGGCCCGTCTCGACGCCGAGACCAAGATCATGGTCGCGCGCATCGGCGTCAGCGGCGTGGACACGCCAGGCCTCGACATCGTGAGCGAGGCCAGCAACCGTTTGGCGACCGGCATGTCCGAGGACGTGCGGTCGATGATCCAGCAGATGGTGCAGGACAGCATGGCGCGCGACGAGCGCATGATGGCGATGATGCAGGCGCTGATGCAGTCGATGGGCGCGCCCAAGCGGATCGTGCGCGGGCCTGACGGGCGCGCGATGGGCGTCGAGGTCGTGACGATGGGGAATGCGTGATGCGCCAGCCCGCGATGGAATGGCGGCCCGCGATGGACTGCTGGCTGCTCCGCACCGAGACGCCGCTCTCCGCGCGCCACGTCGCCGCCTGCAAGGCCTTCATGCTCAAGATCCAGGCGGCGCGACGCCTCGGCCTCAACCCCGGCGACATCCGCGACGACCTCGACGCGAGCGTCCGCGCGCTGAACAAGAACCGCATCCAGCAGTGGGCCGCCGGCCCCGGCATGGATGGGCGCGGCGAGATCACCGTTTTCGGGGCCACGACCGGCACCGGCAAGACCTTCATGGACATGGGAGCCTGACATGGCAGCGACTT